AAAGCAATAATTGAACAAGCCATAGAAATGGAGAAGGAGCAAATAATGTATGCTTTTGATTTTGGTGTTTATGATGGAGGTGGTATTATTAAAAAATATGAAATGTCAGGAAAACAATACTACAACGAAACATTTAAATCAGAATAATATGAAAGCAAGTGAATTAAGAATAGGCAATTACCTTCAAGGTAAAAGAATTGTAAAAGTTAAAGATATATATTCAACAGGAGATGTGTCAATATTTGATAATTCAAGCAGATTTTTTGTTGAAGGAAATAAACCATGTTTAGAACCTATTGAACTAACAGAAGAATGGTTGTTTAAGTTTGGGTTTGAATGTATTTTTACGCATGATGATTATCATTATTATTTAGAATCATTGGATTTAGGTTTAGATAGAAGTTGTCAACCTTTTGGAATAGGTAAATATAAGGTTGAATTTAAACACGTTCATCAGTTGCAAAACCTATATTTTGCATTAACTGGAGAAGAATTAACCTTTAAATCAGAATAAAATGAAAGACATAATAGTAATAACTATAGCAATATTATTAGCAATTCCAGCCATAATCGCTGCTTGGATTATATTAATTCAATTCATTAAACAAACCTTTAAATAAGAATAAGATGAAAACAAAAGAAATAGAACTAACAGCAGCTATCAGTATATTGCCAGTATTAGCAGATTACTTAGAAGATCAACCGTTCAATCAACTTACTAAAATGAAAACTAATACATTGATTTCTATGATACGCAACCTTGATAGGCATTTCATGGATATAGCATCATTAGAAGCTATTGAACAACAGCATAACATCGCATTATGGTTTAGAAATGAAATAAAAAATAAGCAATGAGTTTATATAGAATAGAGTTTGTTATAGATGGATTCCCTGGTTATTGGCAAGGAGTGGCAGATAATAAACTACATGCAATAGAGAAATGTGGCATTAAATATTCTGAAATAGTAAATATAGAAGTACTTATGGATTATTGGAAAGTTACTTACCTACAGAATGGACTGTATGGTTACTGGATAGGTATGGCATATGATCGTGATCATGCTATAAGCAAAGCAAATGTAAATGATTATGATTTGGTAAGTGCAGAATTATTTGACGAAATAGAAGCAAAAGTGGATAATCAATCAATTAAAAAATTAAATTAGCGTTCCTTTTAAACATACGCCCCTCATGAAATAGTTGAACGCATGGAGTGAGGGGTAAGGAAAAAGTATTATATTTGTAACATCGAAGCGTAGGAAACTCCGAAAGAATTTAGTTTAACAACGAAGAGCCGACAGATAAAGGTAATCCTACGCACCTTTTGAAGTCGGTTTTTTATTTTATTTTATTTATTATGATAGATAAATTGAAGAAACAATTTGAGATTTATGAAGGTTCAAATTTATTTATTGAATCTGCTTTTACAGCATTTGCAAAGTGTAATAAAAAGGAGAGGCAAATAATGTGGTTTATAAATAACCATTTTAAAATACATGATGAATGTGATTTTATTCAGATGAAAAAATGTGCTGCACATTGGAATAACATAGCATTTGATAAATTAAATAATCATGACTATTTAAGCTATAAACAAGCTAATGTAATGGTTAGTGATTATAGGATAATGTGTAAAGAAATGGAGCAGTACATAAATAATTATGAATTATGAGAGATACAATGATTTTTTACCGTAGTTTTTATGAGGCTATCAAAGAACTACCTTTAGATAAACAAGGAGAGGTTTACAATGCTATTTTTAGTTATGGGTTAGATTTTACTGAAGTAGAATTGAATGGAATATCTAAAACAATTTGGACATTAATTAAGCCACAAATTGATGCAAACATTAAGCGATTTGAAAACGGAAAGAAACCAAAAACAAAGCAAAAAGAAAGCAAAACAGAAGCAGAAGATAAGCAAGAAATAAGCAAAATAGAAGCTAATAACAATAACAATAACAATAACAATAACAATATACCTACGTTTATAGATTTCTTGAGTTATGCTGATAGCAAGAAACCAAACATAAATCGAGAGCATTTAAAATCAAAATACGATTCTTGGATAGAGAATGATTGGAAAGATGGTAATGATAAAAAAATAACCAATTGGAAAGTAAAACTATTAAACACTATCCCGTATATACCAACCATGAACACAGATGAAGAAACTGTTGAGCAAATGAATGACCGTATGCTATACGAGAATGTAATGAAAAAAATAAACATGTACCATGCTAAAGACTAAAGGAAGTGATATAGACTATTTATTAAACTACCATAGCGGTAGGATTAAAATGGGTGATGGGATAGGTTGTGGATTAGATGACTATTTTAGACAGAAACGTGGTGAGTTAAATTTGATACTTGGTCATGATAACGTCGGAAAGACGTATTTTATAAATTGGTTCTTTTTATGTCATGCAATCATAAACAACCATAAGGTCATAATGTGGTCAGGAGAAAATAAAACAGGAACGATATTGCGTGACATGGTTCAAATGTATTCGGGTAGACATTTTAAAAGTCTTTCTGTAAACGAAATCACGAACTATTCCATGTATCTTGAGCAGTATTTTGACTTTGTAGATAACTCAAAGCTGTACAAGCCAAACGAACTACTAAAATTATTTGAAGAATCGGACGCACAGATATGCCTTATAGACCCTTTCACGGGGTTAGATAGGGAAATGGGTTACGAAAGTAATTATCGTTTCTTAAATCAAGCGAGACAGTTCGTAAATCAAACTCAAAAGACCTTATACATAAACACACATCCAACATCGGAGAGTGGACGTAACGGAAATTTATATACCGATGGAGATTGGAAAGGTCATTTAAAGCCACCATTAAAGGATCATGTAGAGGGTGGTAAGGCTTTTTTGAATAGGATAGACAATATGTTAGTGGTGCATAGGCTAATAAAACACGAACACATGAAGTTTATAACAATGGTAAACGTAGAAAAGGTAAAAGATACCGATACGGGCGGAAAGATAACAGGATTAAACGATCCTGTGATGTGCGAGTACAATTCTGGTTTAGGATTTAAAGTGGGTTTTGTTGACCCATTAGCACCACATAGACCAAAAGTAAAATCAAATAATCTATTTTAAATGAAAACTATTAACAGCCTTAGTGGGGGAAAGACCTCAAGTTATATTGCAGCAAATTATCCTGCTGACTATAACATATTTTCATTAGTTCGTACCAATGATAAGAAATGCTTATTCCCTGACGCGAAAATTAGACAAATAGTAAGTGATAAAATAGGGCAAGAATTTATTGGAACTCTTGAGGAGGATATGATAATTTACACGATGCTTGATTTAGAGCAGTTTATAGGTCGTGAAATTACATGGTTATCGAATAAAACTTTTGAAGATGTGATTAATAAACATGGTAATTATTTACCGAATATTATGAGTAGATTTTGCACTACGGATATGAAAGTGCAACCAATAGCGCAATGGTGCTACGAAAACACGAAACTACCAATTGAGATGCGGATAGGTTTTAGAGCAAATGAAATGAGTCGTGCCAAAAACATGATGGAACGTGCAATAGATGGAATAGAAAGTTTTAAATTTAAAGTAGGTGAAAAGAATGGTCGCAATCAGTGGAAGACATTACCATATAGAATGGCAAAATTTCCATTAATAGAAGCAGGAATTTTTAAAGATACAATTGAAAATTATTGGAAAGATAAACCAGTTAGATTTGCATACCAAAATAATTGTGTTGGATGCTTTCATCGAAATGAATTAATGCTTAAACACATGAGTGTAAAAGCTGAAAAACAATTCAATTGGTTTGTTGATATAGAGAAAAAAAATGGATGCACATTTAAAAGTGGCATCACATATGAAAAGATAAAAACTCACAAGTTGCAACTTGATTTGTTCGATGATGACTTTCAAGATTGTGATAGCGGTTATTGTGGACTTTAAAAAATAAACTATGGACATGGAACTATATACAATACGAACACTATCTACTTTAAACCTTATCTATTGGAAAGTAAAACTAAGCAGAGAGGATATAGAAAATAAGCATCCTAAACGAACGGACTTAATAAACTCTATGAAAGACACGGAGAAAGACCTGCTTGAAATAGTAGAAGCACTACAAGTATTTAGTGATGAGGTTAGATTGTGTCATAAACGAATGTTCGCACTTGAGAGCATGGCTACTAAACTCACTCAGGAAGTAAAAGAAATAAAAGAACTAAACCAAAAACTAACCGAAGGACTATGAAAGAAAGAAAGTGCAAAATATGTAGTGCCAACTTTAAACCAGTTTACTCAACAACTCAGATGGTTTGCTCAGTAACTTGCAGCGTAGTATATAAAAATAAACTAAACGATAAAGCATGGGCAAAGAAAAAGAAAGACATGAAAGAAAAACTCCTAACCGTTCAAGAGTTAATGAAAACAGCACAAATTGTGTTTAATAAATATATTCGGTTACGTGATGCCGGCAAAAAATGTATAAGCTGCGGACAAGTGCCAAAGAAAGAAAATGCAGGACATTACTTTAGCGCAGGAACACATACAGCAGTTAGATACGATGAAATGAACGTTCACTTGCAATGCGAACATTGTAACACCTATCTAAGTGGAAACCTAATTGAATATAGAAAAGGACTACTAAGTAAAATAGGCTATGATGAGTATGCACTACTGGAAGCCAAAGCAAATGACACACGTAAATTCACCAAAGAAGAACTGTTTGAGATTATCAAAATCTACAAAGAGAAAATAAATGAAATAAAAAATAAAAAATAAAATAAATTTAATATATTTGTAGCATGTTAAATAACGCAATCAAGGTAAGAGTAACCGATAAATTACGGAAAGAATTGGAGGATAAAGCATCTGAATTGAATATTCCTATTGCTAGTTTAGTTCGCAAATGTATTTTAATAGCATTTAGAAGCGATTTAATGAACGATAATAGCAAAGATGATGTACTACACCACCAAAGCAAAAAGAAGTTGTTAGAGGGAAACTTTCATAATTGTGTTAAAGAACGTGTAATAGTAAGAATTGGAAAATTTAAAATCGTAAAATCATGAGTAGAGTCAAACGTAAATTGGAAGAGTTGAATGAAGAAATCGGAAATGAATTCCACCCAGCACCATTCGGTATTCCTTTGTATCAACAAAAGCATTGTATCTTTCAAAGTTTAGCAGCATTTCAGTCTGAATGCCCTAATATCCACAAAACAACACAAGGATATGGGTATAAGTTCGCAGACTTGCCTACTATTTTGGGGATCATAAATCCGTTGTTAAGAAAGTATAACTTAGCAATAACACAACCTTTGGGTGGAACTACTGTAAAAACTATCCTATTCCATACAGAAACTGGAGAAACTATTGAAAGCGAAATAGAAATACCACAGGGAATACAGTTAAAAGGTCAAAACGATTTCCAAGTATTAGGATCGGCCATCACTTATTTAAGAAGATACTCCATTTCATCACTTTTGAATATAGTAGTTGACAACGATACGGATGTCGCAGGAGAGCAAGTTACTAAACTCCCTAGCATAAAAGATTCCGATTTCGTTCGATTAGTAGGAGCCATAAACGCACAAAAGACAGATAAAGAAGGTAAGTTAATAGATTTAGCTTGGGCGAAAGCCAAATATACCTTAACTGCTGAACAAATTAACACTATAGAGATGTTATGAGTACGGTAGAATGGGTGCTATATGGTTTATTTTTAATAGGATTGGTAGTAATATCTCATTGGATGTATGGAGAAGATGATGATTAGCCTACTACTACTGGCAAGTTGCACAGCGTACCAACCTAAATTAAACGCTACCAACTACACTAAACAAATGAAAATAATTAAAAAACAGTCAATTAAAACAGCAAAAAAAGTAAGATTATGAAAATAGCAGGAAAAGTAATAGTAAAAGGAGAAAGAAAAAACGTTGGATCGAAGTACGTATTTCAGGACTTAGTAATTGAAACAGAGGATAAGTATCCACAAAAGATATGTTTGCAGGCATCCAACGATAAAACAGAACTACTAACCAACCTAAACATAGGTGATGTTGTAGAAATTGATTTCTTTCTAAATGGTAGAGAGTGGCAAGGCAAGTATTACAATACTTTAAGTATTTGGAGCATTGCGTTAAAATCACCAGCGGCCGTAACACCTACTCCAATAGTAGGAAATAATGAATCAGATTTACCATTCTAATGAGTATAGAAGAACTAGCAAATATCAATAAGCTATTTAAAGGAATTGTGCTAGAGTATATTGAGAGCAAAGGTATAACTATCAATAAGTTTGCCTATGCTACTCAAGTACAAGCTAACCAACTTTGGTGCTATCTAAATACGGATGACCAAAAGAAAGGCTTGCACACCTACACAATGGAAAGAATAGCTAAGTACATCAAAGAAAATCCATAACTTTGATTAATGAATGCACTACTAAACGAACTTTCGAAGCATCATAAAGAATGGATTAAGATAGTGAGGTCTTTTGGTGAATCAAACTACACCGAAGACATAGTGCAGGAGATGTACATTCGCGCGGATAAATATATCAAACTAGAAAAGATAATGCCAGGTGGAAAACTAAACAAGTCATTCATCTGGCTTATGCTTAGAAACATATATTTAGATGCTGTAAAGAATAAAAACAGGGTAGAAAAAGTAAGCTTAACACAGTACACTTTTATAGCAGAACCAACAGAAACTATAAAGCATGAAAGCTATAAGAAATTATATGCAAAGATGAATGCAGAGATAGATAGTTGGCATTGGTATGATAAGATGTTGTTTCAATATTACAGAGATTCTGGAATGAGTTTGCGTCAATTGAGTGCAGCGACAAAAATAAGCACTCGCAGTATATTCTACACGATTAAAATATGCAAGCAACGATTACTTGAGTCAGTAGGTGAAGATTACCAAGACTACATAAACCAAGACTTTGAATTGATATGACACAAAAGAGAAAAAGACGAACCAAAGCAGAAATACTCGCAGCTAAAAGTGAAGGCTTAGGAGATACACTAGAAAAAGTATTTGAAGCTACAGGAATTGCATCTGTGGTTAAATTCATTGCAGGAGATGACTGTGGATGTACGGAAAGAAAAGATAAACTAAATCAAATATTCCCCTATCATAAACCAAACTGTCTAGTAGAAGCAGAATACAACTATTTGTCGGACTTCTTTAACACCAATACTAACATGGTAACAGGAGAAACACAAAAAAGATTACTAGAGATTTACAACCGAATCTTTAACCAGAAGAAACAACCTACTTCCTGTGGATCATGTCTCAGAGATGTAGTAAACCAATTAAAACGCGTACACAACACATACTGATGAAACTAGTTATTCTAATGTCAGCAATAGCCTTTTTAGGAATAATGTGCTACTCAATAGTACAATTAGTAAAAGCTATGCGAGATTCAGGAAATGATATAATTAACTTAGACTAATGCCAATACCAGAACCAAAACCCCAAGAAGAAAAAAAAGACTTTGTAATGAGATGTATGTCCGATCCTAAAATGGTAGAAGAATACGATCAAGAACAAAGACTAGCAATTTGTAGTAACAAATATGAAGAATTGAAAGATGGGAAGACCAAATAAAATACATAGCCCCGAAATGATGTGGGAACTATTCCAAGAATATAAGATACACACAAAGAACAACCCTATACTTAAACACACCTTTGTAGGTAAAGATGGAAGAAGCGAATACAGCGAATTAGAAAGACCTTTGACCATGGAAGGCTTTGATTGTTACTGTATGGATAAAGGCGTAATACATGGATTAGAAAACTATTTTGCTAATACTAATAGAAGATATAGCAAATTTTCAAGCATCTGTTCACGTATACGTAGAGAAATTCGCCAAGATCAAATCTCTGGAGGTATGGCAGGCATCTATAATCCAAGCATAACACAGCGTTTAAATAACTTGGTTGACAAGGTAGAACAGACAGTTATCGAACAGCCATTGTTCAATTTGGATGACGATATAGATACTGAACAGGAATCCAATAATTAAATCCAATGTTTTGGGGATACTACCCCCGTGATTTTGGATACTAAAAACACTTTAGGAATACAAGAATGTTCAAAACAACAACTGCCATAAAAAAAATGTTATCCTTAAAAAAGAGGATTAAAATTGTTCAAGGCGGAACATCGGCAGGGAAGACATTTGGAATACTACCTATCCTAATAGATAAAGCTGCACGTATAGATGGATTAGAAATAAGCATAGTAGCAGAAACAATACCTCATCTACGTAGGGGTGCATTGCGTGATTTCCTAAAGATCATGAAGTGGACTAACAGATATATTGACGAACACTTTAATAAATCATTGCTACGTTACGAATTTCATAATGGTTCGGTAATAGAATTCTTTAGTGCTGATGACAGTTCTAAATTAAGAGGTGCAAGGCGTGACATTCTGTATATAAATGAGTGTAACAATATTACATTCGATGCGTATAACGAACTATCCATACGTACAAAGAAAGAAGTGTTTTTGGATTTTAACCCTACTACTGAGTTTTGGGTACATAAAGAACTAAAAGACGAACCAGATAGCGACTTTATAATACTCACCTATAAAGATAATGAAGCACTAGACCAATCTATAGTAGAACAAATAGAGAAGAATCGCACCAAAGCAGAAACAAGTGCATATTGGAGCAATTGGTGGAAAGTGTACGGTGAAGGTCAAATAGGTAGTTTAGAAGGTGTAATATTTAGCAATTGGAAGCAGATAGATAAAATACCAGGGGAAGCAAAGTTAATCGGTATAGGTTTAGATTTTGGTTATACAAACGATCCTACAGCAGTAGTTGAGGTATATAATTGGAATGGTCAACGGATTATAAACGAACTGTGTTACCAAACAGGTATGTTAAATTCTGACATAGCTAAAATACTTCCTTCAAACATTCCTATTTATGCAGATAGTTCAGAACCTAAATCCATTGAAGAGATTAGAAGGTTTGGTAAAACTATTCGAGGTGTTACGAAGGGCAAGGATTCAATTAACTATGGTATACAAGTAATGCAATCACAAGAGTATTTAGTAACGTCTAACAGCACGAATCTAATCAAAGAACTACGAGGTTATATTTGGGATACGGACAAGTCAGGAACAAAGCTAAATAAACCTATTGACTACAATAACCATGGACTGGATGCGCTTAGATACCATGAGATGGAAACAATAGGCTTAAAAAATGCACAGGGGAAATACTACATATACTGATGGAGATAGAAACAATGAAGACCGTAGTAGAAGAGTATATCTA